ATTGATAATGAACCTGACGCTGGACACGCGGGAATGATCCAAGCTGAACCGTTCCAGCTACCTACGGGCGAACCTCCTTGTAACACGTCCAAATCCTCAAAACCTCCACTTGGAATGTCACCCGTTGCGCCCAATGAAGCCCCGTTGATCGTGACCGTTGCATCCGCGCATGGGCTACTCGTCACCTCCCACGTTTGCGTTCCAGCGTTCCACGAGCCTGACGGGTTGCCGTCTAATTCAACCGCGATATTTGCATCAACTTCGGCCTCTTGATCCGTGACCTGAACGGAATTAATGAATGTGGCATTGTTGCCTATAACCCAATCAGACCCCTGCAATGAGCCTACTGCATTAGACCCTCCGTTAATCACAGGAATATCCAACGTGCCGCCACTTGCCACCGTGCCAAATGCCGTGCCGTTGATTTCAATGGTAGCATCGGCACACGGAGGCGATGGCGTACACGTGAACATGAACCCGTCCGTTGTCGGAATGTAGTTAGCTAATAGAGTAGTAGCCCCGTCACTATCCAACGCCTTGCCCTGTGCTAACGTCTTTGTAACGCCCGAAACAACCGAATCAGTCCAAGTTGGTGTAGCCGAGTTTCGAAGTGTGGTGTTGGCAATCACGGACGGATTGGCCGAAGTGCCTACTGCCGTTCCTGCCGTGTTGCGGATAAGTTGGTTATTCGTGCCACCGCTTACGGTTGTGCCTATGGTCGTGCCGTTGACCTGTTGGGTGACTGGTTGGCAAGGGGTGCATAGTTCAGCCTGTAAACAAGTGACTTGATCTGCCGTTAATCTGTCTATGACCGATTGATCGCAGAAGTCGTAAAGCGTCAGCCCGTCAACCGTTGGCGGAATGGTCGCGCCTGATTGCGGTATCTGACAAGCGTCCCATGTGAATGGTTGGCGAATCTGAATGACCATACTATTACCCGCCACCCTGTCGTTGAATCGTTCGGTGAACGGGTCTATGGTTGCCGATGGAACAACCGTGTAAGTCTGAGAATGTTGTTGTTGGAAGTAGGCCAAGAAGTCCAAGAGAATGAGCAACGTATCGCTCAATACCTCTTGCTCCATTCCGTCCGTATCTTCGCCCTCTTCGCCTGTTATTACCCGATCAGCGCAAATCAGACGAATAGAATAAACGAGTTCACGGTTGCCTACGTTTGTAGTCTCGTGGAATACCCAAAGCAAAGGATAGTTCCTTTCCTCCGCTTGCCACTCCGCAAAGTCACCTACTCCGCTTGCCGCGATCTGACTGTGAGCCGCTGCAAGTGTCGTTATTTGGCTTATTACTTGATTGAGTGTCAGTAGCACGTAGGTACGTTTTTAATAGTTGTATGTTCTTGAATGATCGGCCACGCTTATTCATCTCGATACTTTTGCTGCAATGTTCCAACAAATTTGGTTCGGCCTAAAAAGATAGGCGATTTGAAAGCGTTGTTGCTCGGTTGTATCACATCAAGCCCACTATCGGGATTAGCGTAGTCAGGGAATAGGGTTGAGTTCTCGCATAGGTAATTTACAAGCCGTTGCTTGTACCATTGCGCCTTATTCAACTCACTTTCACAGATGTAATCAACGTCCGATTTGAACGCGGGGCTGCTCTGTTCGCTGTTCTGAATTTGAAGCCCTTTGTTTGTTATCTTGTAATGAGCCATTCTAATACACTCGCCCGTCACGTAATGCTTTAGGCATGGTTGAATGTAATTGTCCATCAATGACTTGTCGACACCCGCCAATGTTCCTGCAATGACATAAGCAATCAGCGTATTGTAGTATGTCGTTCCAACTACGGTCTGAATCTCGCTATCCTGCGCCCAAAGAATCGCCTCTTTGATGTACTTGATGTCAACGTTCTTGGACACCTGAGTGTTGTCCTTTAGAAAGTCCTCCGATATGAATAGAGCCGTTGCCATTACACCTTAGATTTAACTATGACTGATTCCCATGAATGACGGCAGTAGCTTGTCGTTACGTCTGTTCCTTTGCGCGTCCAAAATCCGCCTCTACGCATCCACACGTTTCTGTCCTCGCGCATCGAAATAGCTTGTATGTCCTCCGAAGTCCAAAGTTTAGTTTCACTACTTGCTATCATTTTGCGGCAAAATTGACGGGTTGTAGGTAGAACATCCGCGCCCGTTGCCTCTTGGCTTTTCACGTAGCGATAAGCGATTTTGAACGACACACCCATCGGCTTTGCTTTTGCCAGTTCACTCAATCCGTTCTTCGATACTTCATAGGCTATTTGCGAACTACCTGCGACCGTTTGACTTCCTACTGATAACAAACCTTGCCGCGCCAATTCGATCACACCCTGCGCCACAACGTCAACAGATGTTCCGAGCAATTCAGCGATTGCCGAATAGGTTACAACGGGATTCTCTTTTATAGCGTTCAATACGCCCATCAAGAACGGGTCGGATTCAAATCCGTACCTTTTAACACCGTCCTCGAAAGCCATCCATTCCTTTTCAGAATTGAAGTGGCAATGTCTCAAAGGTTTAACTACCTCCCATTCAGAAAGGCTTAATCCGACCGTTGCGAAAGCGTCTGCTATTCTGTTCTCACTTTCAAAATCTTCGGAAGCAAGTTTCAATTCGGTTGCAATTTGTGCCGGTTGCATAGGTGGCAATCCGACCGCCTCACGAATCTCGTCACGGGTCATCACGCTAACCTTGGTCATTTCGCTGTAACCTTCGCTTATCGGCTCGCTGTCAATGATGGATAGACGCTTTTCAAAGCCGTTCAATGCAGCCAGTTCATTGAAGATGTCAATGATGAACGCTTGACGCGCACGGACGTAGGTGTTTTTGAATAGTTCGTAGCTATCGCGTATTTGAGTTCTGCCGCTGAATACGCCTTCCTCTTTGATGCCGAATAGAGCAGGATCAACAACCCTGTGACCGCTAAATATCTCCTGTTGTACGGTCTTGTTCAGAATGTCGAACCTATCCTCAAATCCATTCGATGACATCGGGTCAATCTGTACGCCTTGCTCCTTGCTGTCGTTGAATAACAGAAGTATCTTGTTGGCGTTATCCGTGCCGCTGAACTTCTCCTCAATCTTCTCCTCAATCTTCTCTTGCTCCTCCTCAGTCGGTTGGCCGTTATTGAAGCTGAAAACAGTACCCGCCATAAACCCGTTCTTAACGCTGTTCAGGTGGAAGTTTGCAATTTCGCTGTCAAGTTCAATGTACGGGATTGCGCCTAAATATGGCGGCAAAGGATAGTGGTCTGCTTTGGGGTGATACGCCTTGATATAAAGTAGTTGCTTGCCGCTTGGCTTGTTCCAATCGAACGCAGGAATGGTTGTGATGGTGTCGGCCTTTGCTTTCTTCCAGTCATCGCAATGGTAGAAAGTTTTACCGTCCTTGTTCACCCGATACTTAGCGAACTCAGCATGGTATATTTCAGCCATCTTGCCTTTCTTGTCGTAAAGGATCTCCAACGCAAACCCTCCGAATATCTCAAGATCAAGCGAACACATCGCAATCAGATCATTGAGGTTCTGCATAGGGTTCGGTTCATTAATGAACTTCGACAACTTTGCCACCTGTTCGGTGTTCAATCCCCTGTCATTGACGCTTACGCCTTGCCCGATAACGTAGTCCACTTTTCCGTTGACAATAGCGTAGTGCTTGGCCGAACGGTCGTAGATGTGGAGAAGGTAATCGGGATAACGGTTGATCCACGGTGCTTCCGTTCCGTACAAAATCCAATCTTTGCTCGCCTGTTCCTTAAATTCAGGTACTTTGTGCGCTTGGAACTCCAATACCGATACTGCCGTCTTACCCATTGTACACGCTTATTAATTGGTTATCGTTGCCAGTATATGTAGGTGTTGCCGTTGTCGTTCCTGTCACTATGCACATACCCGTTTCAAGTGCGGTCAATCCATTCGGGTTTAAATTACTTGCGCTTGCCTGTCCGTAAATGGTGTAGTGCCATTCGCCCTCCAATGTCAATTTAACCTGCGCGTTGGTTGCAGTCGGTGTAGTTGTCTCTGTGATGGTGAAAGCGTTGTAACGGTCTTGAAACGCGCTTGAATCATCTGCAATGCAGTACTTCGTTTCCGTTGATGTCAGGTTCTGAAAGGCGAACAGGTAATGCGCTGCCGTACCTTTTTCAGTAGTGGTCACGACAACAAGATTGGCCTGTCCTTTCGTTATCCGAATCATTATGTCAAGGCAATGAAATACTCAATATCAACAGACGCTGTATCTGCTATTGCCGTAATTGAGGCGATTGTATCCCATGCAGCCCACGGAGTAGCTACTTCAATATTACCGTTGTGCAACTCAAACGATTTACCGGCTTGCAACTGAATGTAAACAGGTGTGTCAGCGGTTGGTACTATCTTGATCTTAACGAAATTAGTGTCATCCTTATTCGTAATGCGAAGATATGCAATAGCCGACCGAACAAACGTACCTGCCGCAACCGCTGTGCCGTAGTTAACTACGGTCACTTCGCTTGTAGGTATGGTCACTATCCTATTGTCCACTTCGCTGATGTTGGCAACGGTGAGTGTGTTTGTACTTCCTTGATTCTTTCCGTTGATACTGACCGTTTCGGTTATTACCGTGGTCAAAGTAGCGTTTACGAGTGTGGTTGCCATTGGTTGCTTTTACTTAAATATAAGATTGTGCCGTTTTGTTTCAAAAAAAAAGCCCTACGTTATGCAGGGCTTTCTTCAATCGTTAATATGCGTTATGCCGTTATTGAGGCAAGTAGTGCAGATGGTATTGAGATCATAGGATTCGGTTCAAGCCCGTTGAACGTCATCGTGTAACCGTTAAGGTCTGCGAATGCCGTGCCAGTTGCACCCGTTCCTGATGCGAAGTCTAGCCCGTTGGCGTATCCAGCCACCCAATACTGCGGTGTTGCTTCGTTCGTTTCAATAATCGCAACTACGCGATTCTTAGCCAACAGTTGCATTTCGTTTCGCTTAGTGACTTCCAGTTTACGAAGCACGAAAGTAAGCGAAGGCACATAGTGCAATGATCCGTTTCGGTTGCCCGCTGTCGGGTCATCGCTGAACATACTCTCCTCCTTAGTCAACTCATACTTTCTGAATGACTGAGTAGCTGCCGAGAATGAAACAATCGCGCCTGTGGTCACCGTTGCGTTCATCGCAACGTAATCAGCAAGAGCCGCAAACCTGACAGACTTGATGCCTCCAATATCCTCTTTACACCCTAATGTAAATCCTTGTGTTAATGCGCAAGCCATGTTTTTGAGTGTTTTAAAAGGGGTGAACCGAAGCCCACCCCTTGATTAGTTAAAGAACGATTGCAGCGATTTCAGCAGGG